AACAGCACAGTACCACTGCCCAAGCTGTTTGCTAACGTCCTGCATTTCACGGCCGGCGCCAACAAGCATTTTAACGCCTTTAAAGGCCGCGTTAGCTGCTGCAAAGGCTGTGACAGGATCTATCATAACACATCTCTAACTAGGGATTTACCCCCTACGAGCCATAGCTTGACGTTGAACGTCTATACGCTCCCGATTAACATCGTTCCTGTTTTGAGCGATCTCTTCAGTGCTTTCAATCCGAGCGGCATCCGTAACAGCGCGTTGCTCCATCTTAGCAGACTCAAGCATAATCTGGGCCTCGTCCTCTTGAGCCTTACGCTGAAGCTCCTTGTCTTTGATCTCCACCTCTTTCATGCGGATCTGTACCAATGGATCCGACATAGGATCTTGACCCGGAGGCGTAATCTCATCCAGAGTGGCTTTCATAATCTCTAGCTCTTGCGCCGCAACAGCCTTCTCCATCTCAGCAGGGTTCTGCATTTGCTGCTGTACTTCTTGGATTTGCATCTGCGCCACCATAGGATCGATCAAACCTTGTTGTACCTGTTGCTGTACCTTTTGAACCAACTCTTGGATCTCTTGAACGATACTCGCCCTCGCCTTCATTGAGATATGCTCCTGAAGGTGTGCGTAAAACGTACCCATAACTTGTGGAGAAGTCATAATTAAGGGCGTTCTCATAAACATAACGTGAATAGCTATGTGAGTATCGTGGTCCTGTTCTTCAAAGGCCACCAGTATTTCACCCATCAAACCACGGGCGTTCTCAATAGCAGGGTCCAACGGCTTGGGCTTTGGTGCCGGCGGTAGTATCTCATCAATGTTCTGTACTTCCAACGCCTGATACATACGCCGGTATGCCGCGTGTAAGTTATGCATCTGAGGATTAGATTGCGCCAACTGCAACTGCGTTTGAGCCAAAGTAACCCGCTGCGCCATCGAGAAGATGTTAGGATCCGACACCGGTATAACATCTACCCGACCGTCAAAGTCCTGCGCCTTAATGCTTCTCTCGCCACCAGCTACATCATACGGATATTCCTGATCCATATTCTCTGCACAGATACGAGCCAGAATACGGAACTCATTCTTCTGAGCATAATGCAGCCGCTTGTGAATGGCCGACATCACCTTCATGCCACGCTCAAGCATAGCAACAGTCGTACCAACAGGTGTCTCTTGGTTCATATTACTGGTCTGTTCATCAGCCAGTGATACAAAGCGGCGTCCGCCCTCCACCAGAGCGCCTAGAAGCTGTGCTAGAGTGGCACTAGGCTCCTTGTACGGCAATGGTATAATAGAGTCCCTAATGTTGCCCCCAGGGGCGTCTATATCGCGCCACTCTCCGGGCTGTAATGGCTCATCATCGTTGCGTAACCGCACACCCCGAGCCTTAAATCCAGCCGGCAGGTTTGCTAAAGTACCCGCATCAATCAACTGGCGCAGAATACTGGTAGCAGCGCGGCCCAAACCACCAATCATGTGGATCAAACCAAAGCCATAGAACCCAAGACCGGGCATAAACCGGTAGTGAACAAAGAACTGACGCTTCTTAGCGAAGTCTGTTTCAGCCTCAAAGTTCCTGCGTATCGCTAGAACCTTGCCAGAAGCCTCGTCCAAAGTAACAATGTAAGGCAGATGAATACCCGTTGGCTCCCCATCAGGAGACATGTCTTCAAATCCCTCAACGTCCAGATCGACATGCATCTCCAACAACGTGTAGATTTCGTCCTGATAAGTGCGGGATGTACCCTGTATCTCATCAACCTTCTGCCGAACCTCGTCAGGCTCCGCGTCAGACGCCTGTAACTCAATGTCCTTAAAGAACCCAGCAACCTGCATCTTGCGAACTTGGTTGTAATCCATACGCAAAACATGAGTAACCCTAGATGCCGACTGTAAATCGGCCGCAGCGTAAGGAACAACTAAGTCTTGAGCCGGCACAAAGGTCGAAACAGCCCTTTGCTTGGACTCGTCAAAGTAAACCTTCTTAAACGTAGATCCGGACATAGGGAGATAAAACAACAACTGATCCATCTCAGGATCGTATTCCTCCATCACCTCAGTAATCTGGTAATTCAAGTAATCCTTAACGCGATTAGCCTGCGCCTCTACATTCGCGTCCTGCTTACCCAAAATCTGCGTTTGAACAGGGCCACCCGCCGGCAGCAACTCTTTGTATGCTTGCGATTGAAACTGAGTTACCGACTCTACAATCAAAGGATGTGTAACGCCCGAGGCACCCTCAAAGGGTTGGGTGCGATCCTCTTGCTTAATACCTAACTGGTCTAAACCCTTGGTATATGTCTCTTCCCAATCAGATCGAGACTCCAAATCATCCTCGTAAGAAGCACGAAGTTCACTTGATAACTCGCCCAAGTACCCATCATCCAAGTATTCCGCTAAGTTAGCGTCATGTGGAATGTCCTCGGGTATCTCGTCCCCCATAGCCTCTTCCAGAAGCTCCTCAATGGTAACACTGCCATCCTCGTTAGGAATAATCTCCGCACCCATGGCAAAATCCATCGGCTCCGGAACATCAACTTCCGTTTGCTCCCCAGTTACATCAAGGGGCATCAAAGATGGATCAACAAGAGATCCCATGGGTCGAGGTGGCAGGGCCATCAGTAATACTCCCGATTACGCGGTCTATATTCATCCTCATAAGTGTCATCTCCTTCCAAGGAAACAAACCCACCCTTACGAAAACGCATTAATGCTAAGGTCATACTATCACAAAAGTCATCGTTGTCACCATTGGGAAATGAAACAACCTCCTCAATGACCTCTTCACTGAATTTCTTGGTAGTCGGAGCCCAAACCTTGCCAGCCTCAAACAAAGGAGCAATCATATGCATACGAGTGGTCTTGTCCTGACCCTTACCGGGCGAAAAACCCAAAGCAGGAATGCCATGCAACCGTAATTCGTCAATCAAGGGTTGTCCTGTGGCTTTCGCTTCAACCAGAACCATGTCTGGCTCCCAGTATTCGTGTTCTTCAAACGCAACTTCCTTTAACTCTGGGAAATTCCAACGATCACGCCGCGCATCCATCAGAATTATGTTGTCTCCGGTCCCATCCTCGGGGTCAAAAATCCCCCAAGTCGTAATTGCGCTGTAATCCGCAGTCTCCTTCTTGGAAAACGCCGTGTCATACGCCTGAATTATGTACTTGATAGTAGGAATCTTCTTTTTGTCCCAATCACGCCACCATTCGCGCTTAATTATAGCCGATTCGGACGCAGTCGGGTTCTGTTGCCACTGAGCGTTCCACTTTTGAATGGGCAAAGACGCCTTAATCGAAAGCAAAGCGTCCTTATCCCAGAACTGAGGCCATAATGGGTTGTCACTGGGTAGTATTGCAGGAAATTCTACAACCTCCCATTGATCCGCCAGTATATCCTTGCCCTGTTCCGCCAACAAACGGCCCGTCAAATCCTTTTTACCCCAGCGGGTCATAACAACAATGATAGTTCCGCCCGGTTGCAAACGCTGACGAGGCCCAGAAGTGTACCACTCATACGCATGATCAAACGCAGTCTCGCTTAATGCGTCCTGTTCCGAATGAGGGTCATCAATGACAAGCAAGTCCGCGCCGCGGCCAGTAATCGCAGCCCCAACACCCGCCGCAAAGTACTCCGCGCCCTTGTCAGTGCCCCACTTACCCGCGCCCTTGTTGTCTTCCTTGAGGTTAGTTTCAGGGAATATCTCTTTATAGGCTGGGTCATCAATCAAATCCCTTACTTTACGGCCAAACCGAACGGCCAACTCCGTGTTGTGCGTAGCCTGAATAATCTTGAGCTTCGGGTTCCTACCCAAAAACCAAGCAGGCATTAAATAACTGGCAAACTCAGACTTGGAATGACGAGGCGGCATGTTAATAATCAAACGCTTTAACTCGCCCCGAGCCACACGCTCCAGCTTCTCCGCAATAATCCGGTGATGACGGCCCTCGATGAAGTTCTCATACACATGATGAGCAAACGGCATGAAGTAATTCTCCGCCTGTTCGCGTATGTCTAACTTCCGTTTGGCCTCAGTTAGCGCCAAAATCTCTTTCAGCGCGTCCTCTGGTAGTGCTTGTAAATTCACTGTGTTCTTGCTCTACGCCCAGGAACGTATGGTGTGTAATTACTCTCAACCATCTCCGGTACATAGTACGGACTGATCTTCGGACGCTCCGTTATCGGTATATCAATCACAACACCATCCTCCTCTGCCTCTTCGGCAGGAGCCGCAGGACCGGGAGCCGAAGGCTCATCAATCCGTCCGCATATCGGTTGGCCCGTGGCAGGATCAAACACCCGAGCATAACCAGAAGGACAACCCAGATCGTCGTTGTTCTCGTTGTTCATATCTACAGGAACATACTTCGGGGCGCTCTCCCTTGGAGTGCCAGTGCCTGTTCCAGTACCTTCGCCGCCCGTGCCGTCAGAAGTATCATCGTACATGGTTCTGGGCTCACGGTTGTCAGAGGGAGATGTAGTTGAAGTAACGTCTTCAACATCTCTAAGTTCACCAATATCCGGAACAGTGACAGAGGTAGGAACCAACGTTTTCTTCAGTGCCGCAGGAATACCCCTAGATGTTTTATCTTTGGTTTCTACAGTAGAAGCTGGCATGTCAGCATCACCAATGCCTTTGAAAAACTGTCCTTTTATATTTTGAGCGGAATTTAGTCCCTCCGCGAACCGCGCACGTTGACGCGCCAAACGGTTTTCAAGACTAAAGGGATCCGGACCTAAATCACTTTTTATTTTTTGATCCGTCAACACCAATGGTTCTAGAGTAGCAGAAGGATCAGACAAAGTTACGTCTGGAGTAGTTACACTTGGATCTGGTTTTTTAGAACGAGCATCTGTTCGATTTATTAAAGACACAACGCCTTTCATAGTTGCCTCAGTAGAAGGATCAGAAACAGGAGGTAGATCTAACGATGCCTGTTGGGCTCCCTCTAAAGCATCTATCAGATCTTGTTGTTTCAACTGCCGGCCCACATCAACAGTGGGATCAACATCCGTTGGCGCAGACTCAATAATACTTTTAATATACTGTTGCTGCAAAGAAGGTGTGTATAATGAAGCAACCCCACCAGCCAACTCTGGGTTCTGTGCTGGGTTGAACTCTACGGCAGAGCTAGCTTGCGTGTTCGTTGCAGCGGGAGCAGCCTCGGCAACATTTTCTATCGGAGCTACCGTGTCCGAGCCGGGGCTCATACTCTGTTGTTCTATAAACTCCCGCAAAGTTGCAGGAGCCTCAGTTGTATCCGGACCCGCCTGTTCGAACTCAGAACCAGCTATGTCTATATCAGCGCCACCA